AGAAATGTGGCCATGACTATGAGCCGTTCGTCCACCACTCGGGCGTGTTCGACGAGTAGCCAATGCCGAGTTTGACGGTTGCCGTCAGCACATCTTCGAGAGGCTCGTCACGGCTGAAGTCGAGCACGCTGAACTCGGCGCGCAGACCGTTGCCGCTGGCGTAGGCGCCATCGAGGACGGCGAGGTCAAGCAGCGTGTCGTTGAAGAACGCGTTTTTGACCGCCTCGAAATCGGTGCCACCCGGATCCCACACCATCGTGAACTCGATGCTGCCTTCCTTGAGCGTGCCGGTCTTGCTGCGCCAGCCGTTGCCGCCGCGTGTGGTCGTGTCGGCTTCGGCTTTTTGCAGGTTCAGCTTCACATCCTTGACGTTGGTGAACTCATCCCACGACGGGGAACCCCAGGTCGCGGTGTTACGGTATAGCTTGGCGTCCAAGCCCAATACGTAAGCCATGATTTTACTCCTTCTGTCCCCTCGCGGGGCGGTTGGTTGGTTGGTTATGGGAGGGACTCACTTGATCTTGTCCCTCCAGATTTCGGCGAGGCGAGGCAGCGACGCGTTGAGCGCGGGCGCCATGTACGGACGGGGCCGCAAGTTGACGTCCTTCCAGATGCGTCGGCCCTCTCGCTGGCTGTAAATCGGAACGGTGGCAGGGCCGCCGTATTCGAGCGTGGCCGGCGCGGTGCCCATGTTTTGGCCGGTCAACAAAACTGGTCCGATGAGCGTGGTCAGTGACGCGGAGTCCCACGCGTACAAAATGAACTTGCGCAGCAGGCCGGTCTGCGAGTACGGCGGGTTGCCGGCGGATGCGTGCTTGATGAGGAAATCACGGTCGTCCTTGGCGTTGGTTTCTTTGCCCGACAAAATCTTCTTTCGGACCCTCTCGCTTGGAGGCGGACGAATCAATCGACGTGCCGCCTTCATCACAAAGTTGCCTTGCTGCGCCGTGACCTTGGCGCGAGCGGCGCCGATCTCGTCGATGATTTTCTTGCGGTCGAAGAAATTGGACTTGGCCGGCTCCAGCGTGAACCGCATCGGAGCCGTCAACTGGGTGTTTTGCGGGGTCAAGTTCATCCCGGAAAATCCCCCTTGCAAAACCCAACGGGATGGGTTACGTTTCGGCCATGGGTTACAAACTTGAAAGACGAACGCGCGCCGAGGCGGACGCCTTTTGCGCGGAGTTGTCGGAAATCATCGGGGACATCCCCCACGAGGTTCTCGGGTCGATGCGCCGCGGGCGCGCCACGATTGGTGACCTCGACATCATGGTGGTGACCGATGACGGCCAAGACCCGGTGGTGTTGCTGGAGATACTGTATCGCCTTCAGCGGCACTACGATTGCCGTGTGCGCATCTGCGGCGGCAAATGGTTGTCGGTCGCCGTGGGCGGGTTGTTCCTGTGCGAGTTCAAGCAGGCCAGCGAACTCGACCAGGGCGCGTGCCGGTTGATGATGACCGGCAGCGGCGACTTCAATGTGGGTATGCGCGGGTTCGCCAAACGGATGGGCTACAAGTTGAGCCAGTACGGGCTGTTTATCCGTGACACCGAAACGATCGTGGCGAGCCGTACCGAGCGTGACATCTTCGCCGCGCTGGGCGTCGAGTACGTGACACCGCGGGAGCGCGATGCGTTCCGTCCCGTCGCCGATCCGTTCGGCGGGTACGAGTTGCCCGAGGTTTTCAAAACATGGGAATTGGAGTTTGCATGACAAACAAGGAAATTGCTCGACTGTTCGCAGCCATCGGTGGCCGGTCCAAATCACCGCGCAAAGCAGCAGCAGCGCGACGGAATGGGCGCAAAGGCGGGCGACCGAAGAAAGTGAAGCGTGAAGATTCATCGGTTATTCCGTGTTCACAAAGTCAACCGTGACGATGGACGTGAATTGCCGCTTCTCATGGAGGTCTTGGCCGCTGTAGACCGGCTCGTTCTGGTCGTTCTGCCAGCCGTAGCCGGGCGTCGCGGCCAGCGGTCGGAACCGCAGGAAATCCCGTATCTCCTGCACTAGGTCCATTAACGGATCGACGGTGGCGACCGACAGATTGGCGACCTTGCTCAGCACGGCGATTTGCACCTTGACCCACTGGCGCGTGGCGTTTCGGCTGCGGACCTGACGGGACGTCGAGAACGGCACCACGTACACCTTGATGCCGCTCAGTGTCTGGAGGTCGATTTCCGCCAGGTACTTCCGCTCGGCGGTGAACGACTGCGAAAAGATGCCCGCGCTGCCGTTGAGTTCGTCAACGACCGCATCGGTGACACGGATGATGTCGGCTGATCCCGCGGAACTCATCAGGTCGCCTCCACCAGTTTGGTGTGGACCCGCAGGATCGTCCGCTCATGGTCCACATAGTTGAAATGGGAATACTTGAAGTTCATCTCGATCGGATTCGGCGAGACGAGAAATGTCCGACCGTCCGAGTCGGCAAGGGTGATGGTGTCCTCGATCTGGGGCAGCACGACCTCGCCGTCGAGAACGAGGTCGGCTGCTTCCAGAATGAAATCCCAGTGCTCATAGCCTTCGATGAGACCCGGGTTGACTGTTGAACGGGCCGTGACATGCGACAGGACCGCCGTGAGTTCAGCGGGCGAGGAAACCCCCGCCCGCTGATACACGATTGGCGTCGGCTGCACTCCTGAGAGTGCGGCGAACAACGCGCCGGCCATGTCAGCAGCAAAGCCCATGGGGAGACTAGCTCGACGTTTCGATGGCCTCGGTCGAGACGATGCCGTCCGTCACCACGATCGGCACGCCGAACGCGTCCTGCGGGAACGGGGCGGGCGCGCCGGTGACGTTGGTGGCCGTGCGGCTGTTCTGCAACTGCCTCAGCGAGCGGCGGTTCATGCAGATCATCGACGGGCCGTAGCCGCTCGGGAACTTCTCCATCGCTTCGGCGATGAGGTCGTCGGTCAATCCCTTGCCGGAGTCCTCGGTCAAGTTGCAGATGCGAACGGCGCTGTACGACGCGCCGATCTGCAATCCCAGGTACCCGAGGATCGACGTGAACAGGCCGGTGAACCGTCCACCGTTGCTGACGTCCTCGATGGCCTGTTCCACGGTCTCGCCGACCGAGATCAAGCCGTCGTTGCCGAGGATCATCTGCACGTCCGTCGGGCCGGTGCGGATCAACCACGCGCTCGACGCGGTGGAACCCGTGGTGCCTTGGGCGTCCACGACCTGCGTGTCGGTGGTCTGGTTGTAGTACGCGTTGTCGCGGAGGCCGGTGAAACCGGACGTCGAGCCGGGAGACTGGGCGCCGTAGAACACCTGCTTCTCGGCGAGGAACAGGGCAGCGGCCAACATGCGACGGGCTTCCATCGCGACGTAAGCGGCGGCGCCTCCGCGGTAGCCTGCGGCCAGCGCCTTGTCCACGGTGAACGAGGCATCCAACAGCTTGCAGGTGACCGTGACGGTTTCGTCAACGGACTTCGTGTTGAGGCGACCCGTGTTGAGGTCGCGGAAACCGACGGACGGCTCGGTGATGTAGCGCAGGTACTTGTGCTGCGTTCCTTCGAGAGCGGTGTCGGCGGACAAACGGGTGATGACGGGCGCGGCCTGTCGGATCGCGTTTACTTCGTCGGGGGCGAGGTTGCGGTCGTTAACCCGCAACAGCTCGGTCAATCCCAGGAATGAATCGGGCATGGTGTGTTACTCCTCTTGGTTGGTTGGTTATTTGCGAACGCGGATGGCGCCGGCGAATCCTTGGGGCTTCGGGGCGGTGTCCGGTTGCGGGTTGTTGGAGACCGGGGCAACGCTGCCCATTTTCGCGGCTTCCAATTTGTTCTTGAGGTCGGTGACTTCGGCCTTCAACTGGGTGTTCTGGTCGATCAGTCCCTGCTCAAAAGATTTGCCGTTGTTGAAAAACTCCACGCCGGCCACGGCGCCAAACTGGTCCGTGTAGCGTTTGAGTTCCGCTTTCATCGCCGCGACCGGGTCGATGGCGAGTTGCGCGGGTTGCGGTTCCTGCGGGGCGACTGCGGGTTCCGTAGCCGCGGGCTTGACTTCGGTGGCATCCATTTGGATTTCCTCTTGTGTTGGTTGGTTGGTTTCGGCCTGTGGGGCCGGTACTTCTTCCACCTGCGCGACTACGGGGTCGCCGGCTTTGGCGGAAAACTTGGTGGACGTTTGGTGGTCGTACCCGTAGGGACAGACCGCGATGCCGCGGAGCAGCCAATTTTTGATGACTGTCAGCGGTCCCATGAATGTGCGTTTGTTGATCTCCATTTCCTCTCCGTCGGTGACTTCGCGGACCGTCATCGGCCCTGCGAAATTGATGGACGCCTCGTAGGGGATGCCGGCCTTGGCCTTGGTGTGGATCTGGTCTGCGAGGTCGCCCGGTGCGGTCGAGACCAGATACCCCTCGACAACCAGGTCGCCGTTGGACGTGTCGAATCTGTCGGCGTACCCGATCAGTTCGTCGTCGTTGTGGATGTGATCGATCGGAATGCGTTCCTTGTGCTGGAACGTGGACATATCGTGGACCACGCGCCCCCAGTAGTGATGCTCGAGGGGTTCGCCACTGCGGCCCACCATGCGGAACTTGAACTTGCGCACCTCGCCGTCGCTGGTGACATCGACAAACTCCATCGAACTGCCGGAGGCGAGACAGGCGTTGCGGGGGATTTCGCGGGTGAGATTATTCGTCGGCATTGTCGGGGTCCTCCTTGGAATCGTCGGTGTCGACGGTCTGCTCGGACTTGACGACATCGGGGTCGCCAAGTTCGATGCCGGCGGCGCGGATGTATTGCTGCTCGGCGGCGAGTTGGTCCATGACCTCGCGGAAATCGCGGCCGGTGCGGCGTTTGATGACATCGGCGCGGGTGGTCAGACCGTAGTTGACCGCTTCCACGTCCGCCTTGATTTCCTTGAGCGGATCGATCCACGGCTGGCCCATCGGCATCCATTCCCACGCGAGTTCTCGGGGGCTGGCGTCGAGCACGCCGTCGCGGATGAACATGTTGAGACGCCACCGGGTCAGGTCATCCAGCAGGGCGCGGACATCGGCGCGTTTGATGGCGGCGGATTGCTCGTACTGAATCCACGCCTGACGCGCGCCGCTGTAGTTGGTGTGGGACTCGTCGAAAAATGAGTACGGAATGTCGAGCGATTTGAGCGCGATGGCGGTTGAGTTCTCGATGAACGCCTGCGTCTCACTGGACGGGGTGCCCGATTCGAGGAACTCCGCCTTGTCGCCCGGGTCGAGGTCGAGCAGGACCGGACCCTTGTCGAATGACACCTCGTAGGGCGCCGTCTCGCCGTCGCTGCCGTCGTCGGTGCCGGTCACCGTGCCGAGCGCCTCGGACGCCTCGCGGTAGAACACCAGCCCGAACATCTGCGCGACTTTGAGTTTCGCCAATGCGTAATCGCGGGCCTCGTACAGGTCGCGGAACGTGTTGAGTGCCGCGGCCAACGGGCTGACGCCGCGGATTTGATCGAACCGCTCGAAACAGCCGTGGTGTCGGATGAACTGTGCCGGGATGATCGACTCGAACAGGTAGGCGTTTCCATCGCGGGAGGTGATGCAGTAATCGGTTGCACGTCCGCCGTCCTGGAGCTTGATGCCGTAGTACCAACCGTTTTCTTTGGTCAGGGACTTGACCATATCGGCCATTCCCTGCGGAAATCCGAGGTTCTCGGAGTTCACCCGGTCACCCTCGATCCCCTGCAACAGCCCGAGGTCGAGTTTGTGGACGAACACGTCCCCGTCCACCACCCTGCGGGCCTCGGCAATGCGGATGATGCGTTGAAGCGGGTGTTTGCCGGCCGCGTCACAGTTGGCGGGTCGCTGCCACCAGTCCATCAACGCCTCGATGCGCGTGTCGAGCGCATCGTTGCCGGTGCGGGACTGGAACGAGAACGTGGACACGTAGTCGAGGTGCTTTCGGACGGCCCATGACGCGACGGCGAAGTTGCGAAGCAAATCACGGGTGGTGGAAACCAGTGCCCGCCGCTTGCTGTAGGTTAGGATTTCATCTTCTTTGGACAGCAGCGTCGCGGGCATTCTGCGGCGCGTGCCGGGGGAGGCCGCGTCGTAAGAAAATCGGTGGGTGGTAGCGGCGGGAACTGAAACGCCGTTACCACCCGTGGATGCGAGCGCGCTGGAGACGGACGCGCTCGGGGCGGTGCGAAATTGTTTGGATTTGGCGCGCTTACCCATGGGACAAATTGATGGTCATGGCTCGCGGGCGCGTGCCGTTGGTGATCGCGTCCTTGCGCTCGTAATACTCGACGGCCTTGAGCGCCTCCGTCGGGTTCGCATAACGGACGGTCATGCCGTCGATGGTGATCTGGACGGCGCCGCCGCTGTTGAGCACAGCGGTCCGAATCGCACTGGCGATTTGCGCATTGGTTGCCATGCGTCCACGATTGACTTTGTGGGACAAAGGCACAACGGACGGACCGCATGTTTTATTGGCGCGGGGGATTTATTCGGTGAGGAATGCGGGCCGAATGAGGTTTTGTGGCCGGATTGCGGGCGGAAATGCGGGAAAACAGAAAAAACCCACAAGTTTATTTCCTAGATTACCAACGACTTGCGACGGATCGGTGTGATTGTTGAAAATATTTGTTGCATACGGCAACGGTTGGCGTATAGTGGGGACATGATGAACAACGAAACAACAACGAAAGGGAACGAGATGGCAACACTGATCACGAAATGGGGCAGCGACAAAATCAGCGTCAGCGCGAACTGGGCCGAGGCGAGCAGCCAGATTATGGGTGATCTGGAGGGCGGGCTGCAAGTGGCCGACGTGCGGCATGATCCACGCACCGCGCTGCGCAAGGCTCTGGAGCAGTGCGCGCGGCATGAAGGGCTTGACAGCGATGACGACGACGTGATCGAGCAGATCGACGCGGCCATGTCGTTCGCGGCGTGGGAGGACTGATGGACGCCGCTCTGACATGGCGGCAACTGATTGCGCAAGGCGGCAGTCAGGCCGATGTGATGCGTGAATATATGAAGCGTGATGCGCAATGACCTCCCCCACCCCCAACGAAATCAGCTCCGTGATGGCCGAGCTTGGCCGTCGCGGACGGGGCAAGAGCAAATCCCGTCGCGTCTCGTCCGAACAGGCGCGGCGGGCGGCCGTGGCGAGATGGTCCCAAACACCCAAGCTCGCCTGCTGCGGTGGACGCGGGAAACACAAGAGCAACTGTATCGACGCAACAGGAAACTGAAAATGAAACGAAAACTAACGCCAAGCTCACCTACGGGTGGGCGAAAGGAAGCCATGACATCACCCCAATCGCCGGGTTCGGAGTCTGAGGACGTGGCCACCGCTGACGTGATCCACGAGGAGATCATAATCCACCAGACCGTCTGGAAGCACGGCAAAGGCGGCTGGAAAGGCGAGTGCCGAATCATGGGAAACGTAATCATCAACGGCCAAGCCCACGACTTCGAGAAGGTCGTGCCGATCCGCTTCCGCTGGGTGCTCCGCGCCCTCAAGCCAAGTACTCCGAACGACCGGATGAGGGACGGAGTCCAGCGATGAAAAAATCCACGACTACACCCCAATCGCCACCGCTGGCCTCCGTTACGTCGAGCGGCTTGTTCGCCATCCGACCGCTCGAATGGCTTGGGGGCACGCAAGACTGGCAGGAACGATACGAAGCACGAGTGCCGATGGGCAGCTACTACGTCGAACGCCCCAAAGAGGACTGCGAGCCGACCGGAGAATGGGGCGGCTGGAAGTGGGGCTACTGCTTCGATGAATACTACGACGAAATGCAAACTGACTGCGCGAGCCTCGAAGAAGGAAAGCGGCTCGCGTGGGAAGAATGGCAGAAACGAATCATGCCCGCTCTGGTGAGTGTGGCCAACGCCGGAGCCAAGCCATGAGCACGCGCCCTGAGACTACCGCCAACACCCCAACCGGCCAAGCGCGTGCGAATTGGCTTCGGCGACTTGTTATGCCATGCCGTCCGGTACTGAGGCTGCGCCACCCGCGCTATCTGCTCAACCGGAACTGGTGGGGAACAAGTCGGTGGGGCAACAAAGCGGAATGGGGAACATACTACATCGTGGACTTCGGCTGCGTAACAGTCGGCATACTGCGATGGCATAACAGCAGTAATAGCACAAAGTCGGTCACACGAAATGGATGTGTTCCGGCGACGGGTCCAACAAGTAATTGATCGCCCAATTCTTGCCGTTGAACTGGCACACCGCGCAGGATCTGGCATCGAAGCACGCATACGCCGATTTTTTCGGTTGGCTCGTAAACCATTCAATGAATGACTGCTCCCGCAGGTCGCCGACCTCGCCGTGGAGCGTGTAGGCGGTGTTGCAACAGCGGTACACCTTGAGGTTGCCGCCGATGTACGTGTTGAACTGCTGGTACCCGCAGAACTTGTAATCGGGCGAGGCTTGGCGCAAGTCCTCAATCCTGTTCGAGTACAAATCGAGCACCTTGAATGTCGGGGTTTCCAGTTGCTTCGACCGTGCAATCTCGTCTCGGATGAGCGGGTCAACTGCCCGGTAGTATTCCACGAAATCTTTGGAGAACATCGCGGACAGTCGGACGTAGGCAACGCCCGTGTCGCGGATGCGACGGATGCCGTCGGCAAGTCCGCGGAAATTATCTCTCGTGACCACGTACCCAGCACCGAACAGGCACGGGGATTTACTGTCCCGCAACTGGCCCGCAATGGCCTGCATATTGTTGAGTGTGACGTGGTAGGCGGACTTGCCGACTCGACGAATGGCCGCGTACTGGTCCGCGTCGGCAGCATCCACGCTCACCCGTAGCCACGTCATCCGCGGGAACACGTCGCGCCAGCCGTCGCGCAGGAGTCCGCCATTGGTGACCAACGCCGTCTCGAGTCCGAGATGATGGGCGTAACGGAATATCCGCATGTGATGAGGGTGGACAGTCGGCTCGCCGCCGCCCGTGAACTGGACGGCGCGGACGTCGAGGATGGCGCAGTCCGTCAAAATCTCCTCCACCTTCTCAACTGGAATCATTCTGTTCGGGTTGCGGTTGCCGGCATCGTCGGCGAATTGCTCCGCACTGAACCCGTTGCTGATGCGGTACGAGCAAAACCCGCAATCGTGGTTGCACAGGTCACTGATGATGAGTTGCACCTGCGACGGGACGATCTGGCCGCCACGGCGGAGGGTGGCGAGTTTGTCGATGTGCCATGCGGCTTTTAAGTCTGAATATGAGTTCATGCAAATGGGGGCGGGGTGGTGGGCGTGGTGCTGGTTTCGAGGTAATCATTGTCGGGGTGACCGGCGTACCAGTGGACCCCGACGTGGCCGGCCGGGATGTCGATGTGCGAGCGGAGCCGGAGAATGTCGCGCTTGGGGCTGGCCCTGACCGGGTACACAATCGACTCGGGCAGGTTGACAATCCCGTTCCCGTTGGCGACGGGGGGCGGCAACAACTCGTCCAGCAGGGTCCGCCCGAGGCATTGGTACGATGCGGGGGCGTACTTGACGCGAGCCATGTAAGCCGCGGTGGTGAACAGCGGGGACTCGGGCTGCGCACCGAGGAACCCGATGGAGTGCCACCTGTGGGCGCACACGACCGTGTGGGCGTCGAACACGCCGGGCGCAAGGTGCGTCATGGTGGTCATCGGGCGGGCGTAGTAAATGTCGAAATCGCTCCACCATCCGCCCTCCTCGGACAACAGACACCATCGGGCAAAATCAGATTTGTGGACCTCGCTGGCGCCGATGGGGAACCCACGCGACTCAAAGCAAAATGGACGCGGGTGCGGGATCCGGTCGAACCAGTCCACGCAATGCCTGTCGCCCGACTGCTCGCCCGTGGTCCATGAGTCGGTCATGGTGGGAGTGTCCGTGGTCCACACCAGGATCTCCCATGACGGGTTCAGTCTCTTGAATGTCTCGTAGGTGCGGTACCGCAGATACGACAAGGGGCGATTCCGTCCCCAGTAGAGGTGCAGGATGCGCGGGATCATAGCAGAGAGCCTTGCTTGACGGCGTTGATTCTGGCCCGTGCGATTTCGATGTACTCGGCATCACGCTCGATGCCTACGAACTGGAATCCCTCCAGCATTGCCGCCTTGCCGGTGGACCCGCTGCCCATGAAGGGGTCAAGGATGATGCCGCCGGGCGGCGTGACGAGGCGGCACAGGTAACGCATGAGGGCGGTGGGCTTCACGGTGGGGTGATGGTTGCGGTTTCCACTTGTTCGCCCCGCCCCTGCTCTTGGGCTGTTCATGCCCGCAGTCCCGGCCTTTCGGTCCACGCAGTCAGCAGCAGACTTCGCCTCCAACCCCTCCAGCCCCGCATCCCGATCCGCCTTGCTCGCCTTGGCGCAGTAGAAGAAGCGGGCGGCGGAGCCGGTGTCGCCCTGCCACGTTTTCGGCGTCCTGTTTTTTTCGACCCATCCTGATGGGTTCACCCGGTCGCCGCCCTTGCACACATTACCGCTTCCGCTCGTCGTCTGCGGAAACAGCGCCAGCACCTCGTCGCTGCCGTCGTGAATCAGGTTCGCGGGCCAGCGGCCGGAGGGGTGCGTAACGGTCTCGCCTCCGATTATTCCACCGGGCTTATCCATGCCAGAAAACAACGCGCCAGTCTTGCGGCCAGTGTCATCATCCGTCCCCACCCTGCACCCATCCACATTGATCGCCCCCGTGCCATGCGCCAGCACGTTCTCCGCAACGGTCCCGATGAGTGGCTTGCGGGCGACGGTGACCGGCTCCATCGCGGGCTTGAGCGCGGTGCCCCACCCCTGCCATTGGCGGGCGGCGTCGGTGGCGGGGGCGGTGATGGGACACACATTTCCCGCGCTCGGCTCAAATGGGCTGCCGTTAAGCCTATCTCTTGATTTGTCCCATTTGTCTGTAATCGGGCGATTCAGATTAGTACTACGCTCCCCCACCACTTCCCGCTCCGCCCCCGCCGCCTTGTCTATCGCCTTGCTCACGTCGAGCGATTTAGGAAATCCACTCCCGTACACCCAAGCAATCATATCCCGTATCTCAAACCCCGCATCCTCAATGTTGACCGCCATACGGTGTTGTGTGCGGGTGCCGGCAAACGCCAGTAAATGACCTCCCGGTTTCAACACCCTCAAGCACTCCCGCCAAATCTCCGCGCTCGGGACATCGTAGTCCCACTTCTTACCCATGAAACTCAACCCATACGGAGGGTCGGTCACGATGGAGTCAACGCTGTTGTCATCCATCCCGCGCATCACTTCCAGACAGTCGCCGAGGTGGAGTGTCATTCCGTGAGCCCCCACTTGGCCGTGTAAATCGCCTTGTTGCGGGCTTCCAATTGCGCCTTGTTCGGCATCTCCAAATGCGGCTTCGGGTGCCACAGGTGGGTGGTTTTTAGGTCGTCGCGCACAACGAATTGCAGACCGGCAGCGCGGACAGACTCGCGGAAATCGTTGTCGTCATAGGCGATCCCGTCCGCGTATCGCTCGTCGAATCCCCCGACCCTGTGCCAGTTCTCGCGGGTGAGCGCGGTGCAGAAGTGGTAACAGCAGTTCCGTCTCTGGGAATGTTGGTACCACATGAAATGCCTGCCCTTGCTGTCCAACGATTCGCAGGAGCAGACCACGTAGGCGTTGCCGTTGGCCGCAAATATCGCGTCCAGTCCCGCGAGGATGTCCGCATCGTGACGGCATTCGGGGTTGGTGATGATGAAGATGTCGCCCATCGCGGCGAGCGCGGCCTTGTTGTAACTCTGACATGGGTTGGATGTGGGGACGGTCTGGGTCAGCACGATGCCGCGAAATCCTTTGATGGATGGGGTGTGCGACGACTTGGTGTCCACCACGACAATCAACTCCCAGTCATCCCGGTTCCCGTAGAATCGTCGGAACGATTCAAGCGTCTGCGCGAACTGGTCGGCCCGGTCGTAGTAAGGGAGCAAGAACGAGTATTTCATCGGAATTGACGGCTGGCTTGGTGGTGGTAGATGACCGGCTTCACGTCGGGGTGTTCGGTCGCAAATATCGTGTCGATGTACACGTACGACGGCGGGAGACGGAATGCTTGGACACGCAATGTCCGAAGCACGTCCGCCAATACGCGTTGGTCCCACTGGCGCGCCGCCTTCTGTTGGAATTGCGCCCACGTCCGAACGATCCGCCTCGCGTTGTCGGTCGGGGCGATCCATACCGTCCCGCTCAACACCTCATGGTCTCGCCTGACACCGTGGGCGACGTCGAACTGGCCGGGGATCGTCTCGAACAGCTCGGGCGATCCCCGAAACTCCGCGTCCGCGTCCACCCACACAATCGGGCGGGCGCAATGTTTGACGGTCATTTCCAGCAGGAACTTCGGCTTGTGGGCGCACGCGGCGACCCACGTCGGGAACTCGTCGGGCAACCGCACCACGTCCATTTCGACGCTGAACTGGTTGGCGCTGGCTTCCAGCCGGTCCAGCATCGGGTAATATCGCGGGGTGCCGAAGCTAACGAAAATGGGTTTGGCGGGTTTGGCGTCGAGCGGGTTTCCTACGTACTCGGCCTCGATGCCGTGGTGGCGCAGGATGTTCTCTTGGCACTCTCGAATCCCCTGGTACAACCACCGCGGGCGACCGTTGGACGGGTTGTCGAGGCGGGCGTCATACGCGGACCCGCCGAGCTTGTACCGATCGTTGATCCCGTCGCAGCCGATGAGCCGCAACTTGGTGACGCCGGTTAGCCAGGCGAAATCAATGGTGGGGCAGATGGTCCCCTTGGCGAGGTACAGGCTCCCCTGTTTGGCGATGGTCTGCTTGTCGCGACTGGTGTGGCCGAACCGTCGGGAATACTGGCAAAGGGTGTTTTGCAGGTGGCGGCCCGGTGACGCCGTAAATCGCTCAGGAACGACGATTACCGATCGGACGGGTTGGCGTAGCCAGTAAGCCTGATTCGAGTCCAGAAAGAACAGGTAGGACGATTGAGAGGGGGATAGGAACTTCTCCAACTGCACGGCGTCATTGATGAAAAACACTGGACCCGTCTCTTCGCACAGTTTGGCATAGTCGAAGCGGGTCTGCCCCTTCCCTACGATGGTGCCGATCTGCCCGACGTGACGGTCTACGTATTCGCTGAGAGTCGTGACTCTGGCTGCTTGCACGCGCCCACTTTGCGCGGCAGAGTTTCACGACAAAAGGGGGGATGAGTGGGTTTTATTGGCGGCGGGGATTTTATCGCAATTCTTTCCGCGACACCGACGCCCTGGTGTTGGCGGTGAGCGTGGTGGTGCGGACAATCACGGTGAGTGGGACGGCATTGCTGCCGGTCGAGTCGAGGACCAGCGGCAACCGTGAGGCGATGTCCCGTGCCGTAATGCTGCGGGATGTGCCGCCGCTCGATGCGACGAAACCGGAATCGATCAACCTGCCAGCCGCGTTGACGACGGCGTTCGTTGAGTATTCAACGACGCTGTTGGCGTCAGCGCTGACCCAGTTGGCCGATGTGAATGTGTCACCATATCGGATCTCGTAGTACAGCGGGTTGCCGCCACCCAACACCTCGATGCCACGGGGGATAATATGGGCGCGCGTGGTGATGGAGTTGAACGTCAGTTTGGGGCGGATGGCAATCGCGCAGGCGGGCGTGGTGGTTGCCGCCACGTCGATGACGTTGGCCGCGGCGAACGGGAAACCGCGTTCGTCCTCGAACCCACCCGACGAGATGACCGCGGTGCAAATGGCTTTGAGCGTGGCATATGCGCCAGTTCCTGCCTTGATCTCGTACCGACATGGCAGATTCGCCGTGGTCATGTACACCCCTGTCCCCTCCCGGTTGGCATGGCGGAACTCATGGAGCCAAACCACCAGCCCATCGATGTCAACGCCCATGCGTACCCGTCCAACCCCGAGGAATTGGATGTCAAAGACGAAAATCTGCGGTTTGGTCAGGTCGATTGTCGTTGAACGGTTGAGGTTGAACGCGGATCGCTCCACGCGGGTGTCGGCGGTGGTGCCGGTGACGTTTGACCGCCGCACAACGTACAAATCCCCGTCCACAACCTCGAAAAAGAACCCGTTTTGTGCGTCAAAATAGCCGATACGCTCCGTGGACGATGCGTCGGCTCCAAATGTGCCGGTCATAAACACCTGCTGCGCCTTGCCGGGCTGGTATCGGTGGTATTGGCGTGTCTGGATGGCGCATGTTGCGCCATTTGTGGACGTCATAGACAGGCTCGACTCGTTCGGAAGGTGGGTTATGGTGGCCGTGGCGTTCGTGGTCTGCTCCCACAGCAGGGGCTGCGCGTCGTACTGGAACGCGGAATCAAACAGCGTGGTGGGTTGCGCCACGCCGACCCGGGAAAATGCGTCAAGCTGGTCCTGGTGAATTACGAAATGGGACGGGTTGGTTGCGCCGGGGCCATTGCCGGCCGCGTAGACCGTGACAACGGCGGCTGTTGCCAAAAACAAAAAGCCGACAAACCGAGTTTTCATGACGGCTTGAATCTATGCACAACGGGTGCGCGCCTGTGTGCCGTCTGTGATGGAATAAATTGGCGGTGGGGATTTATTTGGGCAGCAGTCGGATTCTTGTAGAGTTTTCTGTCCGCTCAATGATCCCGTATGCGGTGCCGTCGGAACGCTCAATGCGGTCGTTGCCGTTTGACTTCGTGGCGTTCTTCCAGAATCGCCCCCAGTCAACTCCCGTCGCCAACATTGCGGCATCGCCAGTCGAAACTTTACGCGAGACAATCAGAAGAATCTCGTTGCATGTCCTGTTTTCCCCACGCATCTGGCAAACAATGGTCATACCTTGGTGATGGTAATACGTGCCGGGATCCCGACTGTTCTTGACGATCCTCACGCTTTTACCGAACCGCTTCTCAAGCTCGGAGTCTGTTCTGCCTAGTCCCGCCTGCGCTCCGACCGCGCACAGGCCCAACAACAGCATCGACGTGACGATGGTTTTCATTGTGGATCACTTTACGCCCACTCGCGGCACCGTGTCAACAGGCTCGCACATCAACCCTTTGACCGTGGCCGCGATGATCTCGTTGACCCGCGTCTCGTACAGGCATTCGTCGTAAAACAACCCATCCCATCCCACTCGGGCATGTCAACGTCCGCCGTCCGCTCAATAAACGTGTCGCCCTGGCGGAACGCAATGTGGATGGTCGATTTCATCGCTCAAACACCTCCAGCCTGATCCACGCATTCTGGTCCAGCACCATGTTCAGCACCGACACCTCGACCATCACGGGCGACTGTTCGCCCATCGGCGGGGCGTGCTGGCTGTACGTTTTGTATTTCGCGGGCAGTCCCAGCATAAGCGTTATCTCCCGCCGGCACGTCCCGTCGGGGTACACCTCCACATATTTCTGTCCGCGGTCGATGTGGCGCAATGCGCCGATGCCGGTTTCGAATGTGCGTCCGATTCTCATGACTGATGCCCCCGTTCCCGGCAGTTCATGTGGGCGAACGGGCCGACCGCAGGGAAATGTTGGTCCACGCTCTCGCCCGTGGCCTTCCGCGTGATCCGCTTGTGCAAGAGATTCTGACCGCAGCCGAGGCACCGGCAGCTTTTGCGCTCGACGATCTCACTCTGTGTCTCCCGTTTGGTCAACGGGTTGTACCCGGTACGGTCGGTCGACCCGCACCGCGGGCACCGTAACAGGTGCCGGATCTCCACGACCTCCACTCGTTTGACAGTTTTTGCCCCGGGCGGGCGTCCCGCCGGGCGTTTGCTTCTGGTTGTACTGCTCATAGGTATCGAACTCGCTCCCTCCGTCGTTGGTTTGTTTGTACCGGCTTTGCCGGTATGCTGCTGACTTGCAGCTTGCAGCCGACCACACTGCCAAGCATGCAACACCCCACCAAGCCGTCGAGCCAGTGGTTGTCCATGCCGCCTGCGCGCAGCCGCCATTCCTCGACGCGCCGACCCCGCCCGTATGTCTCGGTCGGGGTCTCGCTGGCGAGGTGGTCCAACAGCATCCGGTGGCTGTTGCCGCTGTAGAGCGTCAACGCGCCAGGGTCGGCGATGGATGTGTTGAGTCGGGTACGCAGAAATGATTTCCAGTAATTGGTGTCGAACAGGAGATGGCGAATCGCCTTGTTGGCGGTGACGCCGCGATACCGCCAGTTGTCGCCGACCGCTTCCCCCTTGCTCCGCTTCCATTCGGCCATGGGGTTTTCGCCAGCCCTGACGGAAATGCCCTTGGTGGGCGTCAAAATGCCCGCCGAGGCATGGGAACGGGCGAGTTGGTACACGATGTCGGCTTTGTAGCCAGAATCGATTCCCGCGCGTTCCAGGCGCATTATCGTCCCGTCCTCGCGCCGGTACTCGCGGTTGATGTGGTTGATGCA